TTAAAAAAATAAACCCTGATGCTGAGGTAGTAGTTAGAGGTAATAATATTGATACTTGTGAAATAGAATGGCACAATGAAACAACAGAAATATCTAAAGATGATATAAAAGCTAAAATGAATGAACTACAAGCTGAATATGATGCTGAAGAATGGAAAAGAAATAGACAATCAGAATACCCAAACTTGCAAGATTGTATTCACGCACTATTAGATGGTGGCAATACACTTACAGAATTACAAGAAAAAAGACAAGCAATTAAAACAAAATATCCAGGGTTCCTTGCGGCATTAAATTCTGCAGATGGCACAGAAGCTTTAAAAGTATTGGAAGCATATGCATCATATGAGCAAGGTGGTAGTCAAACTATTATCATAAACAGAAATCAAATTATGGGAGACATGGCACAGCAAAGACAGAAACCACAAGCACCAATCGTAATACCTGTTGGCGGATCTGATCCAACTGCTGGTCTCTATGCAATGAGTTAAATAGAGGTACGAGGTAATATCAAATGTCAGAAGAAGTAACTCCAAGGTCAGCAACACCATCCCTACCAAAATCAATAGTAATTACTTCCAATGAAGATTCAGGAAAGACTGCGAATTTGGTTGGTGGTTTAATATCAATTGCATACTTTGAGAGTTTATTAAGTGATACTCTCAGAGCCACAATTACCTTTGTTGATAGTGGTGTTAATAATTCTGATAAAATTAAAGAGAGTATATTAGAAGGACTTCCTATTGTTGGTCAGGAGAAAGTTGTATTACAGTTTGAAGATAATAATAAGGTTACCATTGGAGATAAACCAGAGTTGGTGATGTATGTCAATAAGGTAACTCCTATATCTGATGACACAAGAAAAACTCAAATCAAACTTGATCTAGTTTCGGCAGAATTTATTCGTAATGAGAAGGCAAGAATTACAAAAAGATATGATGGAAAAATATCAGATCATGTCAAGCAACTTTTGACTGAAGGTAATTGTATTGGTCTCAAAACTAAAAAAGATATTAGTGATATAGATGAGACATTAAACAACTACAATTATATTGGCAACAATAAGAAACCATTCTACATTATTAATTGGTTGGCAAGAAAGTCAATCTCTGCACAAAATCAAAAGAAAGGAAAGAGTGCAGGATATTTTTTCTATGAGACATCAAAAGGATTTCATTTTAAATCCATTGATAGTTTATTTGCTCAAGAACAAAAAAAATCTATTATCTTCAATGAAACTACAGGAATTCCAAAAGGTTATGATTTAAAGGCACTCCAATATAGTAAAGATAATAATGTGAATGTTCAGAACAAATTAAAGATGGGTGCATATTCTACAAGAACCATATTGTTTGATCCATTCACAACATACTATGAAGTAATCACACCAAATGCTAAAGCTGAGGAAGATTCTTTAAAACTTGGAGGTAAGAAGTTACCCAAACTTAATGATGAATTTAATTGTCCAGGAGCAAATAAAGAGTTCACACGCACAACTTATTATCTACTTGATAAAGGGACACTCCCAACTGGCGACTCAAAACAGCAAATAGAAAAGTCTGGTGAAGAAAACTTTGAGTATAAAGATATCTTAAATCAATCTATCATGAGATATAATCAGTTCTTTGCATCCATGGCATCTGTCACCATTCCAGGAGATTTCTCCCTTAATGCTGGAAACATGGTATACTTAGACGTACCACAATTGCAGGAGGAGCAAGCCCAGGAAGTGAGTAAGCAAAATAGTGGTCTATATATTATAGCAGAACTTACACACTACATTCACGTATCTGAAGGAACTTTTACCAAACTATCTTTAGCAAGAGACTCGTTTGGAAAAACCGGAAGAGCAAGTAAATCTAGCATAGCAAATTAAGTATCTACGAATTTAAATGGAAAGTATCGAAAAGCATATTGAGAAGGACAAAGAAATTCTACAAGATCCTACAACCAATCCACAAATGCGTCGTCACATTGAAGGCGAACTGCATGAGTTAGAGGAATATGTAGAACACCACAAGAAAGAAATTGAGGATGGTGATCATCACGATCCAACATACTTAGAACTTTATTGTGATCAAAATCCATCCGAACCAGAGTGTTTGGTTTATGACGACTGATGGAAGCAAGCACTTTATTTAATCCTGGTTTTCTTGGATCAAACTTTTCATGGTGGGTCGGTCAGATAGCTGACGACTCCACATGGAGAGATAATATTAGTTCGGGAAAATATGCGGATAAGAATAGTGTTCCGGGTTGGGGTAGAAGATATAAGGTAAGGATCATTGGACTTCATGATCAGGGACAGGAGACAATCCCTGATGATCAGTTGCCATGGGCGAATGTCATGTATCCCATCACTGCTGGTGGTGGACAAACAAACTCAACTCAAACACCTAACCTACGTCAAGGTAATATGGTGTTTGGTTTCTTCCTTGATGGACAGGACCAACAAGTCCCTGTTATCATGGGAGTTCTTGGCAATAATTCTCAGACTCAACTAAGTCAAAAGATTGGAACCAATAGGGTAAACAATAGCACTCCTGGAACTCTAGCAACATCTGGATACGCTGATGGTGCTGTTGCTAAGTCGGGAACTGCGAATGAAACTCCACCAGATGAAGACTTAAGTACCAGTCAATCAAATGGCGCTACAAATGAGAATGCTGATGGTATTCATCAAGTAAGTGCTGCTGATACAAAACGTTCTGCAAAGGGTGACGAAAAAATTGTATTATTTAAAGCTGATCCAGCCGAAATGGTTCCATCAGCACTTAAGGGGATTCAAACCGCAATTGACAATCTAGTTACAAAAATAGATTCATATATTCAAGCAATCACAAGTTACGTAGATGCCGTCACTAATACTATCACTGATATAAAATCTGTGATAAACTCTTATGCATCTGAAATTGCAAAATACATGAAAGTGATCTTTGATAAGATCATGGAATATGTAATGAAGACTTTAAATAAAGCACTAACCAAAGTTGTAGCAGCACTTCCTTCATCATTAAGATATCAGTTCGCTGATATGAAAGAGGTCTTCACTAGTTTGATTCGTTGTTTATATTCAAAATTGACGGATAGTCTCATTGATAAAGTTTTAGAAGCTCTTGCCGGTGCCATCGATATAGATGGTCTTGAAAAGCAAGCAAGAGATAGAGCAGCAAAGGGTCAGGATGAAAATGGAAATCCTGCTGATGCAATAACAAATCCAAATGTACCCATGTGTACTGCAGAAACTATCACTGCTCAAGTATTAGCAGGATCAAAAGATGAGATAGACTCTGCTAATAATAATCTAGTGGATAATTTAAACTTTTATCTTGATGACATCACCGACACGCTTGCAGGAATTACAGGAGCTATTGGTGACATTAAAAATTTAATTCCTGATATTGGTGGTAGTATAACTTCTGCACTTTCATTTACAAACATTAAACTGAATGTTTTTGGTTGTGAAGTTTCTCCAAATGTTGCCCTTTCAGATTTCTATACTTTTAATCAAGGTGGAGATTCTCAACCAACAGCACAACTACCAAGTAATAAATCAGTAGACGATAAGACTGCAGCGGAAAGTGGTGTTGAGGGACAGGAAACAACACCATATGTTGAACCCACACGGGCAACAGCAGATGTGAATAATAAAACTGCCGGAGCTGTTGCTGATGATACTGGTAGATCACTTGAGGATGCTACAATTCTCTCGCAAGGAGGAACCATAGAGACAGTCATCGGATGACCCTCATGGAATTGCATAATAAATATCATTACGGATATGAGAACGTAGTATAGAAACGCATGTCATCTTTTAATATTTTTGGACCTGCCACTAAGAACGACATTCGTTTAGGATATATTGATCCTGATAGAGGATATGTAACGAATGTAAGTATTCTTGAGGCAAATAGATATGCCTCTCTTAATCCTGGATCTATTTTTATTCTTGAAAATAGAGATGTAACGAGATATATAACAATCAATGAAGTAAATGCACTGACCCCTGATGAGGCATTGACTGTTGATGGAAATGTTTGTGAAGGAATTCGTGGACTGAGGCCAAATGAAAATGCACCGTTCTCAGACTCTAATGAAGGGTGTGTGTCAAGATTGTTTCTCAGCGGAGGTGGTGGTGTAGGTGCCGTTGGATCTCCTATTATTGGTAATGATGGATCTGTTCTGGCAGTTAGAGTTGTAACTGGTGGATTTGGATATAGGTATCCACCCAAAGCAACATTAATAGACACCTGCAAAAGAGGATCTGGAGCAGTAATACGTACAATTATTGGTGATTTACCACCGACAGTAGAGTATTTTGATCAGGAAGATGACTTTGAGGTATATAATTTTACTCCTGATGGAACAGAACTTTCTGGGTATGGTCTTCGATTTGGACCTGACGGAGAAAATCTAGGAAATTGGGATCCTAATTTATTCGCAACTCTTGCACAAGATCCCATCAAAGCAGAGATTCAAAAGTATCAAGACTTTTTGAAACAAGGAATTAATCCTTTCTGGCATACAAGAAAGGAAAATCCACTCTCGGTGACGTTTAGAGATAAGACAACCAGAGTTCTTCACCATGTTTCTCATCCAGCATGGTCCAATAGTCCTCCTGGAGGGGATGCACCTCCTTCTCCTGGAGAAGTTACTGCTTGGTATCGTGCGAGATGGGGTAGAATACCATCTCAAAAAGAAATTAGTGATTGGATTGGGACTGGCAAATCTGGAAGGGAAGTTAGAAAGGATATTTTAGCTCACTCTGCTAAGGTGGCTGGATATATTCCAGGTGGATATGAAAACTTTGGTGATAGTTTTATGAACAAGTATGCAGTTTCACCTGTACCAAGTTCAAACGCACCTGGTAGTGATTATGCTGGATACATCGCAACCATGGAATGGGAGGAAAATTTTCCTTACACTGGTGAATATACTTTTAGAGCTATGGGTGATAATATCGCCAGATGCTACTTAGATAATGAACCAATTACAGAGGCAAGAAACTTTAGAGGTGATCCTCTTCCAAAAAATGTTGTGAAGAGAACCATTCAGGAAGGTGTTCATCGAATCAAAATCGATCTCTATAATATTCCTATTCGGGAAAAAATAAAAGTTCAACCTCCCAAGGGAGATCCTGCTAACATCCGATTTAAAATAACAACATCTGCTGATTTTGCCAATGGTATTAGAATTCCTGGATTAGGCATCAATGTTAGTAAGCAGTATAAAGGAAAACAATTAAATGAATCTTTCAATCGTGATATTAGTTATGGCATAGAATATGATGTGATCACTACCAGTGGCGGAAGGGGTAAGATTAGACTTAGAACTTCTGGAAATAATGTTCTTCAAATGGAAGAAACCACTGATAATGATTGGAAAGATTTAGTTTGCACTGTGAGTGGCGGTAGATTTATAAAAATAAATGGCAACAAGTGTAAACTGATATTTGATGCACCCCCGAAACCTGAAACTCAGGGAAGAAGTAGTCAATCTGGAGGACAAAGTAATCAATCTGGATCTGATGTAAAATCTACCACGGATACAATTTTCAATACGATAGATTATATTAATAGAGCAGATAGAAAATTATGGAGAACAAATGTTTATGGTAACGGTGGATTTCTTGGCGGATTTGGAGTGTGCCCATTTAATACTAGAAAACCATTAGATGGAAATCCATATGCCGGAACACATATAATCAATTGGAAGAGTGTAGATTTTCCGATTGATGGAAATTATAATATTGAAGTAGAAGTTGATGATAGTGTCAAATTAGTAATTGGTGATGAAGTAATAGAGAAGAATGGTTTTGTTGGAGATAGTAGTAAAGGAACCGGGAAAAGCATCTTCACAAAGTTCTTTAAGAAGGGCAAACATAATATCAGAGCAGAGTTATATCAAAAACCAGGAGGTAGATTTTCATTTGATGGTGATGGAAAGCCATCATCAACTAAAGTCACTGCTAGATTTGTAAGGCGTGGAGATCAAAATTATTTGAAGGTTGATGGATCTGGAACTGCCGATATCAGTT